GGTTGTCTTCGGGGACTGAAGCAGAGACAGGTCTTGCGGTGTTGCATTTCCTGCTTGATACCGGTTGTAGGCAGCAGTGTCTTCATCCGTGATGCCGGAAAGATCCATTGCAGACGCAATGTTCGACGGCAAAGAAGCCAATTGACCAGCCAATCTGCTGGTACCAGAAACCAGTGAAGCAACGTCATTGACCCGGTTGGCCACAAAACCTGTGGGCTCTAAGCCCAACTTACCTACCCAGGAAGCTTCGTACGCCTGTCTTTCTGCTTCGCGCTGGGCTGCAAACTGTTTGCTTTGAGCATCCAAAGCCGCAATCTTTGCTTGAGATGCGGCTTGAATGTCGAGTACTTTGCTGCGGGTAGCGTCGTCCAGCTTGGTTGCAAAGTAATTGTTCGGATTGAATGTAGGCATAAAAAATCCCGTCGGTTCGTCCAAGCATTATAGAAACGAACCGACAGGATTGAGATGCCAATTACATCCGTTGTCTCAAAGCACGCGCCAATCGACCATTTGGACCACCAGGAAGAACATCCTGGTATTTCATCAGGTACTGAGCAGCTTCCTTTGGCTTCATTATTGAAACTTCATTGGTAGTCAACCAGGAAATTTCGTTTGCTCGAGCAGCCTTGTCTGCAATGGCAGCTTCGGCCGCTTGTGCAGCGGGGGCCTGGGCTGCAGCACGTTCCTTGGCGTTCTTCAGTACTCGATCGACAATCTCTTGAGGTGTACCAGGCTGTGGAACATACGCAGCTCCAGTCGGAGCACCTGGCGCAGGTGCAGCAACAGGTGCAGGCGTTCCCGGAGCAGCCGCCGCTGCAGGAGCTGCAGGAAGCGGAGCCGGTGTATTGGGAATGCCCACCATGCTGTTGTACTGCCCATTTGCCACTTCTCGTTGTGCACGCAGGTTGGCCAGCTGCTGTTCCCGAGTCTTGGCCAGATCCGCTGCAGCAGGCAGGTAGCTCTCGATCGTGCTTTCGAAATTCGATCCAGGCATTGAGAACGTACGGTCAAACCAACCAGCTCGGCTGTTCGCAGTGAGTGCGGCAGCAACCTGCGTAGCGGTGATGTTCTTGTACTTGTCAGGATTTTTCTCAAGCACTTTCAGCATGTTTGCCGCGTACTCTCGATCGTCAGGATCTTTGATGCTGTTGAGCGTTTCCTGAATCTGTTTCTGGCCTGCCGTACTGTTCCAGGTTTCCTGCAAGCCAGCAATCTTGCCATCCAGAGTAGAGACGTTGTTTGCAACAAGCTGCTGCATTGCCAGGTTTTTCTGAGCAATGTTTGCAGCAGTGCTTGCATTGTTGTTTGCAATGCGCGAATCAAGTTCTTTCAGTGTCAGGGGACGCTGCTTTTCCTTGAACGCTTCTTCATTGTCCTTGTAACCACGATCTTTCATGATCTGGGCACGAGCATCAATGGCTTCAGCCAGAGTATTCTGGCCACGAGTAGATAGGTTGGGCAGAATTGCTTTTGCACCATCCACATTACCTGCCAGCAGCATTGCCTTTGCTTGTGCAATAGACGGCGCATCAGCACGATCAGTCAGGCTGATCGCATACTCTGCATTGGTTTTGTCTTGCTGCTGAAGTGCGGCCAATCGGCCGTCAACCAACGGATCCAGAACACCACGGTCAATGCGTGCACCGTTGGGAGCAATGGTTTGGCTGAGAACGCCCGAGGCTTTCAATGCAGCGAACTGCTCAGGGGTAGTTGCACCATACAGCTGTGCCTTCAATGCGTTGGTGGCATCGAGGTCCTGCTGCTTCCAGATCTTTTCCTGGCCTGTTTGATAGCCCTTGAGAGCCGTGTCCAGAGCATCCATGCCACCCGTAAATGCGCTCTGCGCATAGGCAAGCGGCTTGGCTGCATCGGCCAGCGAAGGGCCGGTGACGTTACGCCATGTGATTGGGGTACCCATTACTTGACTCCATTCTGTGCCATGTAGTCACCGACCGACTGGTAAGCACCAGCATTGGAAGCCACACGAGCTCGTTGACGATCTTCCAGTGCGGCATTGGTCGTAGTCTTCTGAGCAGCGTAGTTGCGCTCGAACTGGGCCTTGCTGTTGGCAAGGGATTCCTTGGCCAGGTTGTACTGCTGCATACCCAGGTACAGACCACCCAGAGCATTTGCACCACCCAAAGCCAAACCACCCCAACCCTGCTGGTCACGAGAGCCAAGAAAACCACTGTCCTTGAACCAATTGCCAATGCTCGACATCCAGCCACCGTCAGATTGTGGGCTCATGGCATTGAGAGTGGCTGCATTTGCAACAGGCTGAGTGCCAGGCATTTGCAAACCAGAAGCACCTGGAAAGGTGTAGCCGCCCCAGAGATCGATCTGGGGAACTGCTGTATTCAAGGCAGGCAAACCAACAGAAGTAGGCACCATGCCTGTGTAGGCGGGTTGACCGCCAATCTGATAATCAAGATAACCGCTCATTTCAAATTTCTCCTAACGTGTCATTGAGTTTCGGGAGGGTGAGTGCGATGTCCACGTAGGAGGAAACTGCAGTGATCCCCAATGTCCCGATGTTGCCAAAGTGTACCGTCCTATTGTAAAAGTCTTCTGGCTTCTCGCCAAAAATTACAATAGGATTAAGTAAATGGCTGTTTTCCAATAGCTCATTGGCTTTGTCCAACAGCTTTGTCTGCTCATCGATATACAGGTTGAGCAAGTTCTGTTGATCCAGTAAGTCTGAAAACTTGGACTGAATCACAGCCGATTGCAATCCATTGGAAAGCATCAGCATCTTTTCGGCCGTAGGGATTGCAGCCATTCCCTCGGTCGTAAATCGATAGGCACCGTAGATGATTGCCACGATTGCAATGGCAGTGGCAATGTCCTGACCCAGGACTTTGACAAACAATTTGAATGCCGCCTGAACAATGGCCCCAATGACCAGGTTGATCACGATCGCCGCAAGAACCAATGCAGCACCAGTGAGATTCATTGCTGCCAGACCCGCAGGTGGGTTGTAGATCGTGATGACCACCGCCACGATGAACAGCAGTGCCCTGAACACACCCGTCTGATACCACTTGACCTTGGTGACCACCCGGCTGTTGAAGACGAAATGCAGCGAACGCGCATAGAGCTCTTCACGCTCGGCAATGGTGTACGTGCTCGAGATGCTTCGATCGACCGGAATCAGCAAGATGTCATCGGTCTCGTCACCCGTCGTCGTGTAGTCCCCATAGACGTAGTACTTCATCTTCAGGTTCTGTACCTGGACCTCTTCGTAGAGCCCTGGTGCAACCTGGTGCCGGTACGAGTGAATGCCCAGGGTCGAGTACGAGTCATAGGTGGATCCGTTCTCAGAATCCTGAACCGTGCTGACGATCTGCTGCGTTGCAAAGCTTGCGCTGTAGCTGCCCACAATGCCGATCGATCCAGCAACCATGCGCTTTGTGATACCGGTGTTGGTCAAGGCCATCTTGAAACGAGCATCCTTGATGATGATTGCCCTGGCCGAACCCGTACCAGAAAGCAGCTTGCTGATGGCATTCAGCGCCGCAGACGTTTCTCCGCCCTGGACGTAGTGCAGGTTGTCGAAGTAGTCAAACAGGTATCGGCATTCAATCTGGTTGGTAGATACAGCCGGCACACCGAATACCATCATCGCCTGCTCGACATCGGCAATGTCCGGGTTGTCATCAATCGACTCTGCAATCGTGTCATAGTCCATCCCCAGGTACTTCACGAGCTTCTTCGATGTCCTGTACGCAGAGGTGGTCTTGTTGCTGATCTCGGATTGCTTGTTGTACCGGAAGTAGGCAAAGGGGAAATACGAGCCAGACTCAGCAGGCCCATCAACATATACGCTGTCAAGCGTCGGATAGGTGCCTGTCTTGTTCTGGTACATCCAGTACTTGGCTTGACCATTCACGTAGTACTTGGCATGAAAGAAGTCCGCCTCGTCGCTGAACTCATTTAGCAACAGGGTGACCGTTTCTTGGTGGTCAACTTTGCTCCAGGCATTAGCCCCAGTTTGCCAAACTACCGTAACCAAAAGTTGAAGCTCTATTGCAGTGTTGCTGACAATCACCGGGGATGCTTTGACCATTCCCATCAAACCATCAACTGCGGTCTGTTGTGGCGTATACCCGGCGTTCGGTGCATTGCCCCAGCGCTCGAGTACACCTGGCTCAAGGCTTGCGTACTCTGCAGACGGCACAATGATCTGCATATCTTTGAGATACACCGTTTGGCCCTTTGCTTGGCTAAGGACGGTCAGCTCATTTGTTTGAGGGCTGTAGCCAAACTGATCGATCAGTTTCATCCAACCAATATGTGTGGCATTGGCAGGGCCGTAGTGGCTGTAGTCAATCAAGACCTGCTGGCCTTCGATTTGTTCGATGACGGCTTCTACCTGCGTACGGCCCTGGGTGGACGAATAGATCTCACCGGACGGCAGACCATGGGCGTACTCTCGATCGGCGTACGCATACATGCTTTCGGCTTTTACCCCGATGCTGGCCACCAGCTCTTCAAGGATGTAGTCCGACACCGATGCATCGTTGGCAAAGACGGACTTGATGACACCTGACTTGATGGAAACAGGGACCATGTCGTCCTCGATCACTCGCGTGACCTGAGTACCGACTTGGGTAACGTACTTGCTGCTGAACAGTCCCATGATGCTTCCTACCTACTGATACGAAAAAGGGGAGCACTCGGCTCCCCTTGTCTGCTTCAAGGGGGTTTAAGCCCCAACGCCGTCTAGCAGCTTGTTGACTGCTCGACCCACCGTTGCATCGTTCAGCATGTTCACGCTGTCTGCCACGGTGCCTTCGTCGGTGGTTCGACGCACGTTCCAGCTGTCCACCAGCAGCTTGGCTGCTTTCTGCTCGGCATCTCGAGTAAAGCCAGTCGTCTGTGCCTGGTACAGCGCTTTCTGCCGGCCGACCACGCTGTCTTCATCCACACCCATGGCCGTGATCTGTGCACGCTCGGTTGCGGTCTTCTGAGATAGCAGGCTCGTTTCCTGAGCCGTCTTGAGTACGCTGCCCATCGTGAGGTCGTACTCGGCGCGCAGCTTGCATTCCTGAGCCACGAGAACCGTGTTCTCGGTGACTGCGTTCGTAGTCTTCTGAGCGGTAAGCACCGTCTCTGCTTCAACCTGTAGCTTCTGAGAAGTCAAGTTGAGTTTTTGCTGCAGTTGCACATCTTTCTGTGCATCAATCAACAACCCTTGCTTTGGCAAGTTTGCTGCTTCAGCAATCAGGTTTGTTTTTTGCTGACCAACCAACTGAGTCTGCGCTTCAATCTGGAGCTTCTGAGAAGCCAAGTTCAGTGTTTCTTGTTCGATCTGAGCGGACTGTTTTCCAGTACGCAAAGTCTCAGCGATTACGGCTGCTCTTTGTTCAACCTGTACGTCTTTCTGAGCATCCAGCAGTGCACCCTGCTTGGGGATGTTCAACGCTTCTGCAACCAGATTCGCTTTTTGTTGGTTGATCAACAGAGTCTGCGCTTCGACTTGCAGTTTTTCTGCAACCGTCTTGTCAATTTGAATCTGAGCCAGCTCGATCTGCTTTTCGATCAGCTGGTTTTCAAGATCTGTCTTGTCTTTGGTCAGCAGAAGCTGCAATGCAGTCTGCATGACCTGAGTCAACGAACCCAGGTAGACCGTCGAGTACTCCGGACCTTTGATACGGCCTTTGTTGAATTCCGATTCAAGGTGAGCCTTGTTGGCTCGCATCAAAACGTCAAAGATGCCGGTGCCTTCAAGCGTTGCTTGAGTGAGGTCTGTTACTGCAATACTCATAGGTCTACCCAGGATTGTTTACTTAGTCGATCGAGTTGGACATCGCTTGACGCTGTGCCAAATCATGCAGCTCTTCAGGAGTCAGAGGAGGCAGCACCTCAACCGAGAATTCCTTGATGAGCTTGCCCTTGCGGGTCTTATTGCCACGGCTGTCAGAAATGGTCTGGAACACTTGGCACTGACGATCAACGATCATCTGATAGATCATGTGCGGGACATGCCAGCCTTCGTCAGTGTTGAAGGGAACGTACTTGGTAAAGCTACCTACCGTGCTGTTGCCAACGGAAAAGATTTCACCTTCCCATTCCTTCTTGGCAGGATTCATGCACGTCACGCGAATGCGGACCAGCTTTGCAGCTTCACGCTTCAAACGAGACATACGTTGCGCTTTTGATTCAGCACCAGCAGACACAGGCGCTTCAGGCTTGGCTTCGTCAGTAGGGTCCTGCAGAGCTGCATTGACCTTTTCACGGAGCTTTTCCAGTCCAATAGACGGGTGATAGGAGATGCCCATCATGTCCGCACGCGCTTTCAGTGCGACCAGCTCGTCTTGGGGAGTCGTTTGGATTTCGTTGTCTTGAGTATCAGACATTGCGTTTTTTCCTTTGAGGGGAGAGAGAAATGGGGAAGGTAGGTTTCCCTACCCTCCCCTACTGATTACAGCTTGGCTGCAGTCTTGATCAGAGCAATACGCTCAGGACGCAGAACCATGAAGCCGTAGTACCACTTGATGGACATGAAGCCGGTTTCACCATAAGGATCATCCTTGGTAGCGGTTGCTTCGCCAGGAGCCTTGTGCATGATCTTGAACTTCACGCTCTTGCCGTCGGTCTGGAAACCGATGGTGGTGAACGACTCGTCACCAACCACCAGGATCGGGAACACGTCGTAGTGGTCAGAGGTTTCGTAGCAGGTAGCGTCAGCGGAAGCATCAGCACCAGCACCGGCCCACTTCATCATCTCGGGAACCACAACCAGACGGAACTGGTCAACGGTACCGATCTCGCCGTTCAGGGTCGTAGTGCCAGCAGCGTAGCGCTCCACACCGACGAAAGCCTGGTTACCGTGCAGGTCGGTCATGCCCTTGAACACGGGGATCAGCTCGGAACCGATGTAGGCGACACGAGCAGACGGGATGGTCTTGGTGTCGATCATGCGGGAACCGGTGATGATCTTGGTCTGCTTGGGGCAACGGTTCTGATCCAGCTGGATCGAAACGCGCATCAGATCGCCGTAGGTCACGATGTCATCGCCGCCAACGGTAGCGTTGGTGGTGGCATTACCAGCGTAACGAACCACACCAGCAGAGTTCAGCAGGTCGATCTGCAGAGCGTCTTCGGTCATTTCGTTGGCACCGAGAATCATCTCGCGGTTGATGTGTTCCATCAACTGCTCGTCGGTGTCGAAGTCCATCGACTCTTGGGTGTACTCGTCGAAGAAGCCGAACTTCTCGAGAGTGCCTTCCAGTTCGATGCGCTTGAAACCAACGCGGTTCACGCGGCCACCGGTCTCAGAGAGAACAGGCATTTTGCCGCTGATGGTGCCCACGTCTTTGCTGGAACCGTACAGGTTGCCGTTGGCGATGGTTGCGCCGGAAGCATCAATACCTTGGTCGTTGATGTTGCGGTCATCCAGCAGCGGCATGTAGTGGTAACGCTTGATCTTCTTACCGAAGTTCTTCGGCATGGAAGTCACGTCAGCCAGCTGCGAGAAGTACTGCAGTTTTGGCAGTTCAACCAGCGCCTTTTTGACGTAGTAGTGGTTTTGGATTTGGGAACCAATGGTCGAAGCCGTGGTCGGGGGGTTCTTAAATTGCATGGACATGATGTACCTCGATTACAAAAATTGTTTGTTCACCAGCTTGCTGAACTCTTCGTCCGACAGAGCCAATGGATCGAAATCCTTGGGTGTGGTCGTCGGTGCAGCAGGCTTTGTGGAGCTTGCAGCTCGTCTCTTTTCTTTCAGCTTGTCCTCATTTGCTTTCGGTTTCGGAGGTACCACCACAGTCTTCGGCTGCTGTTGCCCTTGATTCGGGGAGCTACCCTGAAGCAGAGAGTTGAACGCGCCTTTAGCGTGGAGAGCATCACCAATTCGCCGGTAAGCCTCAATGTCAGACAAACCATTCAAGCGACCAAACATGCGCTCGTTTTCGACCTCTTTGCTGATCAGATCGTAAATGCCACTGGAGACGTGGTCATTGATCACTTTCAGCAGTTGAGGTGTTCCAGCGATCACCTGTTTACTTGCCGCATCCCACTTAGTGCTAACAATATCGAGTGTCCGGGTGTACGCAGGAGAGTCTTGCAACTCATCTAATACTGTATCCAGCTCAATCTCACGATCATCAACAGTGTAAGCAGTCTGCCTATACGCGCTTGCTTTTTCAGCGTCAAGATCCATAGGATCAATGCCGCTGTCCTTGACCAGCTTATTGATTGCGGCTGGATTCTTTTTCTCCAGGTCAATCAAGAAGCCAATCTTCTCTTCGCTCAGGAGGCCGTTGTTTTCCAACAGCTTCATGAGTTTCAGATTGGGTTTCAGAGCGGCCATCTTCTTGTTGTAGTTGGCCCCCATCTGCATCAGGGTGATCGCTTCGTCAACGCTGTTGACTTTGATGTCACGCCCATTTGCTTTGAATGGAGCCAGAAGACGCTCGTACTCTGACTTGAAATCAATTGTAGATTCTTCTGCGGAAGTTTTCTTTTCTTCCTTCGGAGAATCTTCAGGTTTCGGTTCCTCAGTGGGTTTTTCCTCAGAGGTACCTTCTTCCTTTTTCTCTTCGCCCTCGTCCGCATCCTCCTCGGACTGGCTGTCGCCGTCCTCGTCGTCAGCGTCCTCGGCAGGATCTTCATCGCTGGCAGGATCCTTGTCCTCATCAGCATCTTCAGCAGGTTCTTCTGCGTCCTGAGCAGGTTCTTGCGATTCTTCAGACGGTTCGTCTTCAACAACAGCAACAGGAGGAGCTGCATTCAGCAGCTCTTCGTCAGACATGTTCAGGTAGTCCAGTTCTTCAACCGGGGTGTTTTGTTCTCCAGCCATCATTCAGCTCCTTCTGCCAGGATTTCGTCACGGGTTTCCTCATCAGCGGAGATTGCCTTCCGGGCAATAGACGCTTTCTGGAGCACCGTAGTGAAGTACTGGTCCAGCGAACCAATGGCATCCATCTGGGAGATGATGGATTTCTGCATATCAGGCGATTGCATTGCCGGGGATGCTTTCAGGTGAACCAAACGAATGGCTTCATCAGCAAAGTACCCGTCGAGAATGACCTTCTTGAAGTCACGGTTCGAACGCAGACGTTCCAGGGCATCACCCTGGTCTACGATCTTTTTGGCTTCTCGAATGTTCGCTTCAATCGCTTGAAGAGTTTCGTTACTCATGTCTATCAGTGCTTTCGAAAGTTAATAGAGGGCGGAGTGGGGATTCACTCACAGCCCGTACTATATTACTTTTTTGCAGTTGGTTGCTTCATTCTTTGCATTAAGTACTCTTTGACGAGATCTTGTTGCGTTGTTTCTTTATTTAGATCGTGTTCCATCAGCTTCAATTGCATCTGGCTTCGGGCCTGTTCACCATGAAGTTCTTTGGCTCGTTCCTGCGTAACACCGGATTCCTGTTCAATGAAGTTCAGGTTTTTCAAATCGGTATCTGACTGCAGATTGCCTTGCTTCACACCTTCTGTACCGGCCTTGGCCATATCCAGTTGTGCATTGGCCTGGTAGCTCATGGCTTGAGCCTGCTCTTTGGCAATCTGAACCTTCAGCAATTGCACCTCGAGCTGAGCCTTTTCCTGAGCCAGGGGATCTGGCTGAGGCTGGAAGGTTGCAATGCGATGGGCCAGGTCAGGCATCTTGCGCAGCTTGGCAATGTCGGACAGGATCATCTGCATCAGCTCCCGATCGCCATTGGGGCCAACGGTCTGCAGCAGGAAAGCCAGCTGCTCAGCCTTGTTGTTGTCTTCTTCAGCGGTGCTGATCGACAGGCGCAGATCGAAGTTGCCGGCCAGGTCGTCACGGCGCACCGTCACAAACTGATCGTTGGTGATTCGAACGATCTCCTTGTCCGACAAGAACTCGGCGTTCATCGCAATGATCTTGCGGCCGATCTTGATGATGCCGTTGGACAAGCGGCGCAGGATCCCGAGCTCACGCTTGGATGCAGCATCCAGTGCACCACGCACACCTGCAGCCACATCACCTAGGGACGCACCAGAGACGCCCTGGTTGTAGGCTTTCACACCCGTCATCGACTCGGCTTCCATCTGCTGCAGTTGCAGCATGAACTGCGCAGACTGAGGAATCTCGGGGTAGGTGTGCATGAACACGCCTTGTCGAGGATCAACCGACTGGTTGAACTCGTAATCCATGCCCTTGTCGAACTTGCGACGGTTCGTGGCATCGAGCATGTCCTTGCGGATACCCGTCTGGCCATTGGCCGACTTGCCCATCAGATCGATCATGCCGCGTGTGACAGCGCCGATCACCTTCTGGTTGTCTTCCAGCAAAGCACCATCGGGTTCACCGTAGATGGCTTTGCGAACTGGCAGGTAGTGCTCCAGAACAAACGGAATCTTCTTGTCCGGAAACGGGTTCTCTTCGAGGCGGATCATCGTGTCACCGCACCAGGAAGCCACGAATGACTCGACTTTGCCGTCACCGTTGATGTCCCAGAAGCCCCAGTACTCGTGAACCACGATCTTCTTGCGGGGTTCATCGGCAAAGTTGAAGCTGCGCACGCCGTCTGACGGGGAATGGTCCGGTGTACCCAGGACTGTGTTGTTGTCGACGTTCACGTACTGCAGGTTCTTGTACCGGCCATCCTTCTCGAGCTCGGACATCGAGGTCTCGAAGGTGTAGATGACGAAGCCAGCCTTGTCCAGGTTGCCCAGGCAGGTCGGGTCGATCGTCACGTTCCGGTGATCGCAGACCTCCAGCGTCGGGCGGTTCACGACCGTACGCATGCGCGTCTCTTCTTCGTAGCCCGTGATCACTGGCTCGATCGGAACACCTTGTTCCATCGTCAGGTCATGGGCTGTCTTCAGCTCTTCAGGAACGTCCGACTCGTATTGACTCGGGCTTTCCGACTTCATCTGCTCCAGCTGCTCATGCATCGGAGCCAGATCAGGGTTTACCCTGTACTCAACGACTGGGAACGAGTCGGTGTATTCCTCTTCCTGGAATTCCCAACCCACCCGCACGATCACAGTCCCTTCGTCAACCGCTGCCCTCACGTACTCATCAATGAACTTCGTCTTGTCAATGTGAACATTGAACTGGTGGTTCAACACCAATTCGTTCTGCTGGGCTGCAGCGCGATCTTCCCAGGTCACCGGCCGTACGTTAAACACGTCATCGGTGCTCAGGAAAGGTTCGCTCAGAGAAGCGTATCGCCACTCAGCTTGTTTCCGAATCAGCTTCGGAACAATGCTGGAATTGCCCTTGGGCGTTTTGACAATTGCCGAACCCGTGACATTCAGGTTGTCCAGGTACTCACCGACCTTGGCTTTCTGAAGGTTGTGGGACGGTGTTGCAAACGTCAGATCCTGCTTCAATTGACGCAGGGTCGGAGGGTTCTTCCAATTGGTCAGCGCAGGCGCTTCCAATCCCGGCATTTTGGCTTCGTCGTTCATGATGTTATGTTCCTTGGACAGCTACAATCATTTCACCAATCACACAAAGGATTAGCTAAATGCAAATTCAATCTCTCAGTCCGGCATTCATTATGCCAACAAAGGCATCGGAAAAGGCCGGTGCTTACGACATCTACATGCCTGAAGCAGGTACTGCTGACGGTACAAGCCGGATGTTCGGCCTTGGCTTCGCCACTGCAATACCGGACGGGTATGTCGCTCTCCTGTTGCCACGGTCTAGCTCGGGTGCTAAACATGGACTGGAACTCAACAATACATGCGGAGTTATCGACTCCGATTATCGCGGAGAATGGAAGGCCGCTCTCAAAACCAAGTCTGGCATTCCACTCAGTTGGAATTCTGGCGATCGAATTCTTCAATTCCTGATTGTTCCGATCGCTACTGTGCAGCTTGAACTGGTTGATTCCCTGGAGGAAACCAAACGAGGTGCTGGTGGATTC